TCAAATGGAGATCTTTAATTCTCCAGCTAGATTCAAGGTAGCAGCATGTGGTAGACGATTCGGTAAGAGCTACTTAGCTGCTTGGATACTTCTAATCAAAGGTCTACAGTCTGAGAAGAAGGATATCTTCTATATAGCTCCTACCTTCCAGCAAGCTAAAGATATACTCTGGGCCCTGCTGAAGGACTTGGGTAGAGATGTAATAAAGTCTACCCACGAGAATACAGCGACAATAACACTAATCAATGATCGTAAGATCTACCTGAAGGGAAGTGACAGGCCTGACACCTTACGAGGAGTAGGTCTAGCTTACGTAGTGATGGATGAGTATGCCTTTATGAAGCCTTCGGTCTTCGAGCAGATCATCCGACCTACCCTAGCTGACGTTAAAGGTGAAGCCCTATTCATAGGCACACCAGAAGGACGTAACCACTTCTATGATCTATATGAAGCAGCAAAGGATGACGATGAGTGGGAAGCATTTAGCTTTAACTCTACTGATAATCCACTAATAGATCCCAAAGAGATTGAAGTAGCTCGTAGATCTATGTCTACACAAGCATTCCGTCAAGAGTTTGAAGCGTCATTTGAATCATTCTCTGGTGGTATATTTGAAGAGCAGTGGTTCCATAAGGGTGATGAGCCTGACTACGGCCACTACGTCATTGCTGTTGACCCTGCAGGCTTTGAGCAGTCCTCTAAAGACAGAGGAGCTAAAGGCTCTAAGTTAGATGAAACAGCAATCGCCATAGTTAAGATATGTGGTGATACGTGGTGGGTAAAGGACATCCTACACGGTAGGTGGAACATCAAGAAGACAGCAGAGGCTATACTTGATTCTGCTGTAGATCATGAAGCAGCTACTGTAGGTATCGAAGCAGGTGCCCTAAAGAATGCTATCATGCCTTATCTAGAAGATGAGATGAGGATACAAGGTAGGTGGGTAGTAATCACTGATGTAACACATGGTGGTAAGAAGAAGACAGATCGGATCACATGGGCCCTTCAGGGTCGTATGGAGCACCGTAAGATCCTATTCAATAAGGATAGAGATTGGAAGCACTTTGAAGATCAAATGATGTCATTCCCTAGCCCACAAGTACACGATGACTTATTAGATGCCTTAGCGTATATAGACCAAGTATCAGTAGCAGACTTCGCCAACTCTATCGAAATAGAAGAGTGGGAACCACAAGACATTGAAGCAGGATATTAATTAAATGATGAATGAAGAAGACCAATATAAAGGCCTAGCCTCGTGGTTGTCTGAACGGTTAGAGTCTTGGAAAGATCACCGTGATCAGAACTACCAAAAGAAATGGGATGAGTACTATCGTCTATGGCGTGGTATTTGGGCAGAGTCAGATAAACTACGTGAGTCTGAAAGTTCCCGTCTAATCTCCCCAGCCCTACAACAGGCTGTAGAAGCGACTGTATCAGAATTAGAGGAAGCTACCTTTGGTCGTGATAAGTGGTTCGACATTCGTGATGATGTATTAGATGAAGATCCGTCTGACATCGCTTATCTACGCAAAGTACTACAAGAAGACCTAGAGCGTGATGGTGCTAAATCGGCCATCTGTGAGGTGTTCTTGAATGCTGCTATCTACGGTACGGGTATCGCTAAGATCCTCGTAGACGAGAAGACAGAGCGTGTAGTGGTAGATAAGAAGGTAGAAGGCACACTTACCACAGCTCGTGAAGTAGTAGAAGTACAAATGATGACCACTCCTTTGGAGCCTGTGTCACCTAAAGAATTCATAATTGATCCTGCGGCCTTGTCTATTGACTCAGCGTTAGGTGTAGCGCAGGAGGTTGTAAAACCCCGCTACCACGTTGTCAAGGGCATTGAAGCAGGTACTTATCGTGATGTTGCACTAGGTGCAGCGAGCATTGGTGTCCACGACTTTGGATTTGATCCAGAGAGCAACATCAGTGGTGCAGAAGATGATCAAGTTAAGATCACAGAGTATTGGGGCTTAGTCCCTAAGCGTTATCTGTCTAAAGGGGCGGACTCAGGTGAAGTCTTTGACTATGATACTGATGAACTAGTAGAAGCTGTAGTTACACTAGCTAATGATTCAGTGGTACTACGTGCTGAAGAGAACCCTTACTTGATGGGAGATCGTCCTTTCATTGCTTATCAGCATGATCGTGTCCCTAACAAGTTCTGGGGTCGAGGTGTATGTGAGAAAGGCTACAACCCTCAGAAGGCACTAGATGCAGAGCTACGGGGACGTATAGATGCGTTAGCACTCACTACACACCCTATGATGGCTATGGATGCCACACGCCTGCCTCGTGGTACTAAGCTAGAAGTTAAGGCTGGTAAGACCATTCTTACTAACGGTGATCCAAGATCTATCATACAACCGTTTAACTTCGGTAATCTACAAGCACATACCTTCACAGAGTCTGCAGAACTAGAACGCATGGTTCAAATGGCTACAGGCGCTATGGACTCTGCACAGAGTGTACAGGCTAATGCCCGTAATGGTACTGCTTCTGGCATGTCCATGATCCAAGCAGCCTCTATTAAGCGTCAGAAGCGTACATTAGCTAACTTCCAGTCTGATTTCATGATCCCTTTCATCGAAAAGGCTGTTTGGCGTAAGATGCAGTTCGATGATGAGCGTTATCCTGTACTAGATTACAAGTTTACACCTTACTCAACTATGGGTATAATGGCTAAAGAGTTAGAGATGACTCAAACCATCCAATTGATGTCTATGTTACCCCCTGAATCCCAAGCGTTTAACCTACTATTGTTGTCTGTATTCGAGAACTCTAGTCTGAACAACCGTGAAGAGATGATGCAGGCAGTACAGCAGCAGATGCAGCCTAAACCAGAAGAACAGCAGATGCAACAGCAAGCTATTCAGATGGAAATGGCTACTAAACAAGCAGACTTACAGTTAGTAGGCGCTAAGGTACAAGAGACCCTAGCTGATGCCTATAAGAAGCAAGCTGAAGCCGCTGGAATCGTCCCTACAGAGACAGATGCACAAGAACGTATCCTAGACCTACAGAAGAAGTCAGTTGAACTACAGAAGAAGTCTATGGAAGTGATGAATTTACAATCTGAGACAGTACGTAACATCCCTGAGATGAAACATCTAGAATCAGAGACTATCCTGAACTTAGCTATGGCCCGTAAGGCACTAAGCAATGAAGGATGATAAGGAATTCTTTGATTGTCGTTATAAGTTATTTGAAACAGACGGCTGGACGGATTTAGTTGAAGAACTAACCCTGATGGCTGATTCTCTCAATAACGTATTGGCAATTGACGATGAAAAGTCCCTTTACTCAACCAAAGGGCAATTGACTATTCTTCATATGCTAATTACATTAGAAGAACAGACAAAACTCATCGACACGGACAACCTACACTAGGCCTGTGTCATTTCATTAACTCCACAATCTATTGTATAGACGGAGAACACCACTATGGTAAACAGTATTGTAGTTGATCCTATTGAGGATAACGAAACCGACGAAGACTACACCTCCTTAGAACAGGGCACAGGTGAAGTCACAGAACAGGAAGAGGAACAGGTAGCAGAGTATGAAGTACCCAGTAAGTTTCAGGGTAAGTCAGTCGAAGACATTGTTAACTCCTATGCAGCACTCGAAAAAGAGTTAGGTCGCAAGGGGCAAGAGATCGGAGAACTCCGCAAACTGTCTGATGAATTTCTGAAGTCTCAGTTACAGGCAAATCAACAAAATAACCCTCAATCAGCGGAAGAGGAGACTGATTTCTTTGAAGACCCACAAGCGGCAATCCGAAGAGAAATAGATAACCACCCTAAGATTAAGGAAGCTGAATTAGCAGCAGCAAAGAGCCAACAACAGGCTACTATGCAGCAGTTAGAACAGCAACATCCGGATGCTCAACAGACTGTACAGTCACCTGAGTTTCAGGAATGGATTTCCCAGAGTAAAATCCGCCAGCGTATGTTTAATGATGCAAACAACTATGACTTTGAGTCGGCAAATGAACTACTGTCTAATTGGAAAGAGCGTAAGCTCATCACCAAGACACACGCAGTAGAGAATGCCCAGAAAGAGTCTAAGGCGCAAGCACTTAAGTCAGGCAAGGCAGAGAGTAGGTCATCTGGTGATTCCGTTGGAGGTAAGAAGATTTACCGTAGGTCTGACCTCATTCGTTTAAAACAAACTGACCCAAACCGCTACGATTCATTGGCAGACGAGATCTATCAAGCGTACGCGGAAGGTCGAGTCAAATAAGATTACTATTAGGAGTTAATCAACATGGCATTAGGTACTAACCACAATACGACTACAACTGCTGCGAAGTTCATCCCAGCATTATGGTCTGACGAAGTAATCGCTAACTACAAGCAGAACCTTGTACTAGCTAATCTCGTAACTAAG